AGACAAAGGCAAGAATAGACACGTAGTTCAAGATTTAGTAACAAACGCGTGGAAGATAAGATCGCCCTGGTACGATGTTGAATGTGAAGATAAATCTCCACGAGAAATAGCAATGGAAATCGATGCCAACGATCTTGAATCTGGTTCGACATTCTTTACTGTCACGAATATTGAGAAACACATAGCAATATTTGGTCGCCCACCTAAGACACAATGGGACGTTGACCTGGCAAGGGGAGTGGCTAATGATAGCATTCCAATGATCCTGAAGAAGAAGGATATGAAGAAGGTAGTGTGTAAGAGAGCAGTTAAAGGTAGATTCAAGATCTGGGTTAATCTGGTAAACGGTAGGTTGGATCAGAATCTTGATTATGTTGTTGGGTTTGACTTATCCAAAGGACAAGGAGCTTCTAATTCAGTCGGATCGATTAAATGCCGACAGACCGGCGAAAAAGTAGGCGAATGGGCTGATGCTAATACGCCGCCGTATGAGATGGCTCGTGTTGCTATGGCTTTGGCCTTGTGGGTTGGTGGAAGGAAGAAACTCCCGTTTTTGAAGTGGGAGATGAATGGTGATCCCGGTTTTGATTTTGGTAGGATAGTTGTTAAACAGTTTCATTATCCGTACTATTATCGTGATGTTAAGGTTGGTAATATTAGGGATAAGAAAACTAAGAAATATGGCTGGCATAACAATGCGAAATCTAAAGGTGAGTTACTCAATGCGTATGATCGAGCGTTGGCTCATGGTGGCTATATCAATCATTCTATACCGGCACTTGAAGAGGCCAAGACTTATATCTATACTGATGATGGGAGTATTGGTCCCGCGTGCTTGGTTGAAGAGAGCAGTGCTGCTAAGAAGACGCACGGTGACAGGACGATGGCAGACGCACTTACGATTGAAGACAAGTATTACAAGATGCGTAATAGAAAAGAGACATCAGAAGTTCGTGGTGACATGAGAACTGCTGCAGGACGTAAGGCGGCGTTGAAACAGAAGCGTGCTAAGCCTAAAGGTTGGAGAAGTTCGTTTGATTTTAGAGGATAGAGATGCCTGAATATTTCACACCATCGAAATTCGCTCTCGCAGTCAAGCAGGGATTCGAGAGAAATCGAAGACATAGGCGTGCCCGCGCTATGTTCATTAAAGAATATGTAGGTCGCTATTATGCAAGTGAATATGGTTTAACTGGTGACGAACCTATCAACTTGATATTTAATACTATCAGGGCTACAGTTCCGAACCTCATAATGAAATCCGGTATCAACAAGGTATCAACTGAGATAGTTGAATACAGACAATATGCTTATTTGCTTGGCCTTGCACTGGATAAACTCGATAAGAATATAAAACTTAAAGATACATTGCGCGCTGGTATTGTAGATGCTTTCTTTATGATGGCCATCTTCAAAACTGGTATAGCCAGTGGTGGTAAGATGTTGAACTTCGGCGATATTCTTATTGATGAAGGACAAGTTTATACAGATTTGGTTGATTTTGATGATTTTACTGCCGATCCATCATGCAAAGATTATCGCAAGGCAGCGTTTCTTGGTGACTTGAATCGAATTCCACGACAAATCTTATTGGATGATAATGAATTTGAACATGATCTTGTAATGAGAATACCGAAGTCAACTCATCCTAATGCCAGAGAGAAAATAGAATCACTCACCCGGAAGAATATGAGCGATTCTGAGATGTATGAACTTCAGGATTTTGTAGATGTTGTGGAAGTATTTGTTCCTGGGGCCAATGCACTTATAACTATACCTGATCCGAGACAAATAATTCTTTCTGAATATCTTGCTGCGCGTGATTTCTATGGCCCGAAAGAAGGACCATATACTATTCTTGCTCTTACACAACCAGTACCGGGTAATCCATTTCCGGTAGCACCAGTTGGAGTTCACTTTGATCTACATAGAATGGCCAATAAGATGATGGTCAAGAATATGAATCAGGCTGATCGTGAGAAGAGTCTTGGTATTGCAGACCCATCAGGTGCGGATGAAGCCGAAGATATAAGAACTGCCAAAGATGGCGATGTCATAATGGGTAATCCTGATACTGTTAAAGTAATTACTTTTGGCGGCAATAATGTCAAGAGTGAACAGATGCTTCAACAGTGTCAGATATGGCATAATTATATGTCAGGCAACCCAGATCAGATGTCCGGTTTAGTATCTAACGCAGAGTCAGCGACACAGGCTAATATTCTACAGGCCAATGCGACTATCACTATTGAAGATGCTCGCGGTATGATTTATGATGCTGCGGCTGATACTGCCGGTAAAAGAGCTTGGTATATACATACTGATCCGTTTATGGATTTCATGCTTGCCAGAAGGAAACCAGGTGGTGACTATGAGCAGTTGCAGTTGACTCCTGAACAGAGAGATGGCGACTTTCTGGACTATACATTCACTTATAAAGCAAGATCAATGTCGCGCCTTGATCCGGCTGTTAGAACTAAGCGGATTGTGGAGTTTGGCACTAATATTATGCCAAGTGTTATGAACTCTGCTATGGTTGCACAACAAATGGGTATGCCGGTTAATGTTCAAGAATCTTTAACTGATATTGCAGAGGAATTGGGTATTCTTGAAGACGTTCAGGATTGGTTTAATGATCCTTCTTTCAAGCAGCGTATGCAGTTGGTGATGGCGATGAATCCGCAACCGATGGGTAAAACTACGCCTGTGCAAGGCGGTGGCATCAGGGGTATCCCGCAGCAGACTAAAATGCAATCTCCGTTTCAAGAGAGAAAACAAACAGAACAGATAGGTGCAAACGAAAGTCAATCGGCTCGGACCTCAGAGCCAGGAGTGTAAAATGGCGACAAGTGCAGTAGAACCAGCGACACCAAAGAAAATTGGTGGTTATGATGGGTGGGATGTTTGAGAAGGCGTAAACACTATGCGACGAGCCGCAGAGATTGAAGCAGATCCTAAATTTCTCAAAGTCGTAGTTGGAGAAATGGGTAAGGAAGCTGATAAGTTAGAAGACAAAGCTAAACTTTTGGTTAAGACGCAGGTTAAATTGGATAAGGTATTTAAGAAAAGGAAAAAATAATGCCGCTAAAAGTATATCGTAAAAGAAAAAAAGGAAAAACAGTAGAACACCAGTTAGATGAACAAGCGGCACATATTGCCAGATTACGAAAAGCTGATGCTGCTGCTGAGAAAAAGAGAAGAAGCTCTCGAATTTCTCGACTCAAGAGAGGTATTAAATCTATATTGTCGGGACCTGGTCATAGTCCGGCAGGTAAAAAATATGTCGCGAAGGTGAAAAAGAAAAAAGCAGAGATGAAAGGATTTACAGGGGGGACAAAACGGCAACTTCAAGGTCTTTCTAAGGCAGATTATAATGCAGTTATGAATGCTATGGGAAGGAGAAAGTAATATGCACATATATTCATTTATATGCCCGAAGTGTGGAAACAAAAAAGAACGTATGCGTGTAATGAAAGATTCTGACAAGAGATGTATGTGTACATTGTGTGGCATAAAAATGAATCGTGATCTTAAAGCCGATATACCATTTGCATCTGGTGATTATAAACGTACAGTTTATTCTGATTCGTTGGCGATTAATCCTGATCAAAGGGCTGAACATTTGAAGACATTCCCCAATATAAAATTAGATAGTCAAAATCGCCCGATGTTTAGCAATTTCCAAGATCACCAGGCGTACCTTGATAAGTGCAATATCGTGAAGGAGCGGAAGAAAATTAAATCAAGAACAAGAAAACGGATAGCTTAAAAATTACCTTACCCCTCTATGTTAACTTACTTGTTGTTAGTTAACAAGAGGCAACGTAATCGAAAGGATAGTATATATGAAAACGTTTACGGAAACCGAACAGGTCACAGAAACAACGGAGACTGGGACCGAACATACAGAAGGTCTAAAGGAATTAGATGTAGCAGCTATTGATGATCCTGTACTCGTAGATAAAGTTCAGGAAAAATTAGACAATGTGTATGATACAGAAGAGAAAACGACAGTTTCAGATGAGACAGATGAGAGTTCTACCTCTGAAGTCAAGGATGATAGCACTGTAAAGGATGATAGTCAGACAGAACCTCAAACAGAATCAACTGAATCTACCTCGGAAGTGGAAACTAAAGATGGCAAGGTTAACATCCCGGATGCTTATATGAGAACCGCCATCCATCACGGATTAGATAAAGAAACTGTTGATGAATTGGTTGAAAAAGATCCTAAACTGGCTATGAAGATGCTTGAGAGTTGTTATTTAAGTGTTAACAACGCGTCACGCGAATGGTCAGAATTAGGTCGTGCAAGAATCGAAGCGGAGCGTGCACAGATTACTCAGACTACTCAGACTGCGCAGACTGCAACTGAGGCAGTAGCGCAGGAAGATCCAAATACGACAGCATTGGTTACGAAATTGAGAAAAGAATATGCTGATGATCCACTGATCGAAGTTGTTATCAAGGGATTGGAAAGCAAACCTCAACCTGTTAAACAATCTGTTCTGCAGCCACAGCAGAATTATGAGACTGCTACTGCACGGGCTAATATGGCGGCTAATGCTGCTATTGATCAAAGGGTCAATACTTTCTTCAGTGCTGATGTAATGACACCTTATGAGAAGTTCTATGGCAAACTTGATCTCGGCCAGATTCCAGAAGATCTTACTAATGGTCAACAACTTAATAGGTTGACTGTTCTTCAGGAAGCTGAGTTCATAATGGCCGGACATGCCATGAGAAACCAGAAAATCGAAGTGGAACAAGCTCTTGAGAAAGCTCATTTTATTGTTACTGAACCTATTAGAAAACAAGTCATACGCGATGGTTTGAAAGCAACTGCAACGAAACGTAAAAACAGTATGACGCTTAGACCTTCCGATAGTAAACGTTCAAGCGACAGTATGAGAACTGATTCATCTAAACCCAGAAATAGGCAAGAATTAGAACAGTCTGTTCAAGTAAATTTGGACAAAGTGTTCAAGAAGTAAAAAGGAGTAAGAAATGGCTGGAATACCAAATGCAGATCTGATTGATCTTATTGCAACCACTTTGCCTCAGTTACCAGAACAATATTTTGAGGTGACGTGGACCAATAACGATTATGAAGCCTGTCGAATTTACCAACGTGACCGTATGGAAGTTGATGGTGGAACTTCTATCAAACGTAAAGTTATGTTTAATAACACCGGAAACGCTCGTTACCGCAGACTTTTCGATACCGATGATCCCGCCGTGTCTGATGTGATGGTTGAGATCGATGTGCCCTGGACTCAGATAGGTACGCATTACTCATGGGATATACTCGAACTCAAGCGTAACCAAAGCGCAAGAGGTTTTATCCGCTTGCTGGAAACCAGACGAATCGATGGTCTGTGGAGTCTCGCAGATCTAATCGAAGAGCGTTTTTGGAAAACCCCGGATAGCGCAACTGATGATCTTCATCCGTATGGTGTCCCGTATTACATTCAGATGTTGGATTATGATTCAACGACTGCTGGATTTTATGGTCGTAGAGTTGTCTATCAAAATGGTGGTACAGCTACTGTTTGTGCGGGCATCGATGCTGATGTTGAGACACGGTGGAAAAATTATGCAGCTACATACATAAGCGTGAATAATGCTTTGCTTGAGAGTTTCCGAACTGCTTTTATGAGAACCAAGTTCAAAGCTCCGTTGATTCTTAACGATCCGGCACAGACACGTAATGCTGCTAAGAGAATCTATACTGGCTATAAGACTATCGTGAAGTTACAGGTACTCGCTGATGCCAGAGATGATTTCCATCGTGGCAAAGATGTACTCGGCAATATTCGTATTGATGATGGTGCCACTGTATATATAAATCGTTTGCCGGTTATTTATATAACTGAACTCGATGATGTCATTAACACACAGACCAGTTATTTGACTGAAACCGATCCGATTTATTGTATCGACTTCGAGAAGTTCATCCCTTATGTTCAAGATGGTTACTGGATGGAAGAGACTGAACCGATCAGTGGTGGAGTTGTCCAACATACGACTTTTACTGTCTTTCTGGATGGCTCCCATAATAACCTGTGTGTCAATCGTAGGCAAGCCGGATTCGTAATGCACAAGCCGATAGTTGCCAGTTAATATTAACCCTGGCTGAAACCTGATCGTTTCAGTTCTAAACAGGAGACTAAAATGGTAAAAATAACAAGTATGAGCGCGGGTGCAATCGACCCGATAGCTCAAACAAAAAGAGTGTTTTGGCGTCCGTCTTCAGTAGCATCGCCTGAAGTCAAACTTAAAGCTGGTGATTCAGTATGTTATAAACTTGATGCCAGTGATCAGAAAGAACGTACATCTACTCCGGCAGCCGATCATATCGGTGGTGTCGGCACTACTTATGAAGAAGGTGCACAGACTTATACTGGTCGTTTGTTCAATATTGAAGAGCCGTTGATTGATAACATCGATCAATTTGCCGGTATCGTTAAAAGTCTTGGTCCTAAAGCCGGTGCTGATGGTGACATGATTGAGATCTTCAAAGCCAATAGTGGTGCTGTGGTTCCGGCTAATGTAGTTCTAACTACTACAACGGCAGGTAGAAGTCTGCTGGCAGTTATGGTTGGTACGAGAACACTTGGCAGTCCAACTATGGACATACCTAATTATAGTGCTACTGCCGGAAGTATTGACTCAAAGATAGTTGGTGTTGCGATGGAAACGCTTACTGCTGCTGGCAAGTGTTGGGTTAAACTTGATGAAAATATGTTTACACACCAAGG